ATACATTTTATCTACTGACCATCCAATAGGATCCAATATTTTTTCAAGTGGTTTAATAAAAGTCTTATCATACATTTCTACATAATCCACATACTTATGTAATCCAAATTCTTTAGGAAGTTTTCCATTAAAAGCAATTACTTTATCTCCAATAGGATTAGGAGTTTTCAAATGAACAAATTTAATCTTCTCAGATGATTCTATTGGAGCATATTTATGTTGTAATTTCAATTCTTCAATTCGTCTATTATGTAACAGAACTGCCTTTACACCAATATTAGTTCCCTTCTTATATACATCATCACCCTCATCTTCCCATTTCTCCAAATCATTTACACCTTGAGGAAATGCAATATCTTCAATCGGAAGTTTCATAAATTCCAATCGGGTCTTTTCTACAAAATCCGCCAATTCATATTGTGTTCCGGTCATCATAATTTGAAGTGCAGTTTTCATTGCAGTTCTACAATATTGCGGGGTACTTGCTCGAACTAAAGCAAATCCCATAATTTTCAATTTAGAAACTCTTTTGGTATTTGTACTCTTACACTTATTACATGGAGGCGCTTGTTCTGATGGTCCTGAAAATTCATTATGGCAATCATTACATTCAAAATAATTATCACCTTCAGAATTCCAAACTTGTAATGCATAATGTTTCTTGGAAGACCAAATTGCTCTATCAGAAAGAACCTCACGCTTCATGCTTAAAATTGGTTTTTCTGCGCGCATTCCATTGATATAATTATAAGTTATGTTTTCAAATAATCTATCAATCTCCGGTTCTAATTTTTCTTTACATACATTATCCATGAAATGAATTAATTTTTCAACAGACGGTTTTTCACCTTTAAATACATGTTGAACTAATTTATCTAAAGTGATATATACAGAATCCGTATCCGAATAAATGGTAAAATCCAAACCTTCAGTTTTATACAATTTATTAAAATATTCATTCAATCCTTTTTGAATATATTGAATAATAAACTTACCAGTCATTGTAACCGCTTCAGCATTTTCTAAATCATAAAATCTAAAATATTGATTACCAAACGCACCGTATAACGAATTAAGCAAAATCTTAGTAGCACGTTGCCTAATATCTAAAGAAGAAATAATATTTCCAAGTTGTTCTTTTCTAACCGGATCAATACAACTCTCCAATTCCTTTTTTGCCTTTTTAATATCCGCCTGATATCCTTTTCTCTTATTAAAAATAGTCTCAACCATGCGGCTATAAAAACTTTGTTTTTCTTTACTATAAAAAACACCATTACAGGCACATGTACAAGCATTAGCGGTTGCTCTACTAAACGCTTCTTCCCATTCATCATTTTCTAAAAGGAAATCATCAGATCTTACTTCAACTTTTAAATTATCATTCTTGGTTTCTGGACCAATATTCAATACTCTAATAATATTTGGATACAGTGATGCAACGTCAAATGATACTACATCTTCATACATTCCTGGAATGGGTGGCTTAACATATGCTCCTTCAAATTGGTCCTTTTTAGATTGATGTTCTTTTTGTGGAATAACAATCTTCTCTTGATATAACCAATTGAAAATCAATACGTCCCATGTTCTCACTTGCGCGAGTACATCAATATAATTTACCTTTGCCAAGTATGCGACCGAAACGGTCAATTCAATTAACTTCCGTTTCCTTTCCAATAACTCAATTAAATTAACATCCTGAATATTATACTCTACAAACCATTGAAAATTTTTGGTATAAAATTCTTTCAGTGTTTCATATTTTTCATGCCAATCAATTTTACCTTCACCTTTTAATTCCACCTTGGCAATGTAATCCAATTTATTATTTTCTCTGGGTTCCATTACGTTCTTTTTATATATTTGAAGATAATCTAATTGAGCGGCTCCATATAACTCATAACACTGACGATCCTTATGCTGGAAATTAACTGTTATTTCCTGAACAATTCCCCATGATGAAAGTTTCCTTGCTGTTTTACCTTCGTCATCAAATAACAAAACCAAACGATTATAAAGATATGGAATATCAAATGCACGACAGTTCCAACCAGTTATAATATCAGGATCCAATTTATTCCAAACTTTTAGGAATCCTAATAACATTTCCTTTTCATCTTCAAACTCATAATGAATAATGTTATCTGTTTTTGGAACAAATTTATTCTTTTTATTATACAATTTATCATCAACAAAAGTAAATACGTGGAATTTATCTTGATTAAAATCCTTTATGGTAATTACATTTATTCGCTCACGCGCCGTTTGAGCATCATCTTGTTTAAAACCATATTCATTTTCATGTTCAATATCAATGGTTACAATAGACAGTTGATTTAAATCATATTCCAATTCATGTTGAGGATATTCGTCTGCAATAAAAGCATAATGAAATTGAGTATTTCCATAAATCGGTTGGCCATTTGAAGCATCTTCATTATCAGAAAAAAATTGTTTGGCTTCTTTAATACAATCAAAGTCAATTTTATCAACCGGCTCTCCGGTTAATGTTTTGTATTCATTAGTAGTTTTCTCACAGTTTGGAATATATAAAGATGGTTTATATGCCACTTTGCGTCGGACTCTTTGACCATTTACTATCTCTTTAAGTAAAATATTATTTCCGTATTGGTGGGCACTTGTATAGAATTTCATTCAACCTCTACTAAGATTATTATATCATATTTGCAATCATATGTCAATCATAAATATTTGATATATGATAGTATCTCAAAACGGATTAATTAAAATACAATACTTTGAAGGATTTGTCGATCACGCGTATCCTGATGCAAATGGTTTTTCTATTGGTTTTGGCACAAATTTAAATACTCCAGAATTACTTGCCAAATATAAACAGCCAGATGTAACGATTACACGTGATGAAGCGGCATTATTGATGATGGGTAAAATTGGACAAATTGAAGATGCATTTACAAAAGTCATTACGGTTCCATTAACTCAAAATCAATATGATGCACTTGCATCATTTACATATAATATGGGAATTGGAGCATTTGAAGCATCTACAATGCTTAAATTACTTAACCAAAAAAATTATCAAACGGCCGCTGATGAATTTCCAAAATGGAGTTTTTCGCAAGGAAAACAAAGTCCTGGATTATTATCACGTAGAAACCAAGAACGTACAATATTTCTTACTTAAACACCACTTTTTTAATATTTAGTTTCTGTAGTCGATTGTCTTATCATGCTTGGTGTAATTGCAGAATAAACAAAGCGGCTGTACATTATCAATATTGTTGGTGCATTTGGGATTTACTTTTCCACTTTTTAAGTATTTAGGAATGATATGGTCTATATGCAGAGTGCCTACTTGACTACATCGCCGATAACTGAATCACCTCGGCATACACTTCGGGGGCTTTCTCTCGGACGGCGGCGATCAAGGCACGCGCCGTTATCAGTTCACCCTCTGCCGAATCGAGGGCCATCCGCAACGCGTGAATGGAGTCGCACTTTGTAAGACTCTTAAATTCAGCAAGCTCCCATTCCAGACCATCTAAACGGTCCTCCTTGCCATTTGCGCTCTCTTGACACTGAAACGCGTACTCCTGTGCCTCGCGGAGTTCAGTTAGCCGGGCCTTCTCGTCGGCTCTCAACGGATCGATGCAGGCGGGTGGTAGCTTTTCGCAATCCTGATCTGGCCCAAAGTGCGCCCAAGCAGCCTTTCGGGATCGGAAGACATCATCACAGTGGAAACATCGCCACGTCTTACGCTTGCAAGATTTTGATGTAGTCATCTATATAATTTCCATTATTATTAGATACTTGATCTTCAATTGGATGTGATTTATGCCATTTTAGATAATTTACTTTACATTTTTCTGGGTTTTCTTTTTGCCACTTGGCACTACGCGCGTTAATTTGTTCTTTGTGCTCAATGTGATATTGTACTTTTCTGGATTTGACCTTTTCTGGATTTGCCAAACGCCATCTTACAATACGCGCGTTAATTTGTTCTTTGTGATCAAGATACCATTTTCTCTGAAATTCTCTTTGGATTTTGTGTTTTGCGTCTTGATAAATAATAATAGACATTTGCGTAAAACTTCCTTTATGCGATGTTAAGAACCGGTGCAATGGTAATACACTGCACCGGTTCATACTACTATTTATAATATTTCTACACTTTCACTTGTTTCTTTAACTTTTTCTTGCGCGTGTGTGATGCGGATCTTTTATTCGCTCTGGCGATGGCTTCATCCCATTCTAGGATTTGCTCTTGAACGGCCATCTTTGCCGAATAAAGGCTAACATATTCACCGAAGTCTTCATCCTCGATTTTTACTTCCCAAATAAAAAATTCATCGCCATCAGATTCATCGTAACTAGTAAATACAACCGCCCATATTTTATTATCGGGATCAACCAATGTATGGCATTGCTTGCTTACACGGACCCATTCCAGATCTTCTAGCATGATACATCCTTGGTTTAAAATTTCATTATCTATAATCATCAATATATCCTTATTTATGGTCTTGAAGAAATCAATTGTGCTCCTGTAATCGCAACACTTGTTACTGGATTTAAATTACGATATATTACCGCTGCATTCATTCCATATCCGATAATTCGGTCGTACCAACGTGGGTTAGTTAATTTTTTAAAATTACCAGTAATCGCATCAAAATTAGATGCAATCTGATTGGAATCTTTCATAAGCGCCGGAAAACCGGTATTAAATGTTTTGGAAGCATCACTAACATCCCTTGCCGTATATCTCAAATTTGTTAATAAATCCGTTGTTAAATTCTGCCAACATAATTCATTTACCATACAATCTGTTTGCATATTAAATCTTGAAGCCACTTGTGCAGGAACCACTGAATAAACGGCTGTTAATGTTGCAATATTGGTATTTAAAGTTGTTTCTTGGTTATTTAAATTTTTATTAAACAATGCCAATTGGTCATTTAAAATTTGGTTTGAATTATTTATTACAGGTGTTAAATTATCAATTCGTTTAAAAGTATCTACCTGAATACTACCAACTCTCTTATTCGTTTTATCGAATAATCTAGTTGCAAATTCTTGGAGACTATTTGCGCGTGTATCAATTAATTTAACTGTATCTGTTCTTAATGCGCTAACTTGTATTATAGCATCTTGATGAAAGGATGTCAATTGGTGGTTAATGATAAATGGAGTATACACAAATGCAAAAGCAATACACAAAAACATTATACCTTTGGTTATTAAAATAAATCGTGTCATTTATTTCCTATTAATATATTCCATTGATCTATAAACGTACAACTATATCTCATTGAAATAGTTCGTCCATTTTTTAACACAATAATTAATGGCATAAATCTAACAGAAAATTTATTTACCAATTCTCTTTCAACATCATAATCAACCGAGAAAAATTTTATATCTGGATTTGATTCTATCTGTGATTCCAAATAATTTTTAGAATCAATACCGGCTGTATCCCAAGTGGCTGTAAAAAATAATATAACAGTCCCTTGATAATCGGCTACTTCCGCTTGATAATCTTTTAATGTTAATGGTTTCACTTTATAA